ATGAAAATAGTAAAACGCTTTGTTAAAACTGCTACCGGTGTAGCTGTTGTTACTGCTGGAACCGCGCAAGCTGCCGGTCTTTCCGCTACCGATTTCGGTACGCTGCAAGCGGATATTACCGCGACTATTGCCGTTGCCGCTGGTATCGGTGTCGCCTTGATGGTGGTCGGCCTGGGTTGGGATGTCGGCATCAGCTTAGTGAAAAAATTCACTAAAAAAGGCGCAAAGTAACCAGCGCATAAACAGGCCGCACAAGGGGGCGCAGCCCTATTGTGCGGCCTTTTTTATTTCTGCTAAGTGGTCGACATATGAAAAGAATAATCCTCACAATCTTGATCTTAGCATCTTCATTTAATGCCGCCTTAACGCAAGCCGCTACTATTCCGGCGTTAACGTCTACGGTTAAACCATCAACGTTTTATGCCGCCGGTGGTGTGGCTTATTCCGGTTCAGTTCTTGCCGGGTTTCGCTATGCGTTTTCACCTTTTATGCTGGGTTTGAATGTTGGTTCTACACTGATTGGTATGGGCGTTTATGATGCTCTTAATTCAATACGCCTTCAGGCTGGTAACAACACACCTTGGCCAGTTCCTGCGGGTTGGACGGATTCGAATACACCTCCTTTAATACAGGCGACCGGCTCGAATTATTGCTATTTCCCTATTAATTTAAACGGTGTTGGTTATCAGGCTATGGGGCCGGATTATATAACGGCTTGTACTGATCAAGGTGGCGTTAATACGCCTAATGGTCAAACCTATGGGGCTTGTGTCAAATCTACAGGTTCGCCTACGTTTAATTCAGTGATTCAATGCCAAACCCAGGCATCTAATTTGACTAATCGCTGTGGACCTGGCTATGGAACACTCAATGGTCACACCTGTATTTTATATCCTGACCCTAGTGGGACTAATGATTATCCTAAATGGCCATCTGACGGTGTTCCTAGTTTGAAAAATAATCCGTCTAATGCTAATCAATGGATGAATCACCCGCGTGACCCAGACTCTTATGCGACAAGTCCCATTGCTTCGCCTTTTACCCGATTAGGCGTTGATCTATTCGGCAATCCGACCGCCGAAACCTTTACCCGTACACCCGACAATGGCATAGATTATCGTCAGGATGCTGAAACACAAGTCGATGGCAAACCCACGGTTGAAATCAATAAAGTTCATGCTGATCAAAACGGCCTTGTTACCGCTATGTCGTCCAATATTTACAATAATACGACGGTAGCCACTACCTACAATAATGCGGCTCCAACTCAAACGACGACCAGTCAAACGATTGATACCAGTAATCTTGCAAAAGAATCAACGCTTTCGGCTATAAAGTCCGATCTTGACGTTACTTCTACTCCTGACGTTTCGACGGCGGATTCTTCCGTTCTGACTGATTTAACCGGGTTAAAGAACCAAGTCGATTCTGTTTCTCACGATACGACTATCGCTAATCCATCCGGTACGGCTTACACCATTGCCCCGATTTGGAATTATGCCGATGGCACTTGTTATCCCGCTGAATTTGATATGGGTCGATTCGGAACTATAAAACTTGATAAGTTCTGTGCGATTTGGGACGAACACGCGAAGCCGCTTCTTATCTTCCTTCTCGCTTGTTGGGCTGTTCTTCATGCGTTCTATTACTGGACGGAAACGGTTAAAAGCTCTATGGATTCCTATAACGGGTAACTGTCATGCAAATATTACTAGGTTTTCTTTCGTCAATGTTCGTCAAGGGCTTTGGTTTTTTGGCGGCTCGGCTCGGCATAGCTGGTGCTTTAAATGTTTCCCTCTTCGCTGTTTGGTATGGCTTAATCGCATCGGTTACAGCCGTATCCTATAGCTGTTTTAGCGTTACTGGGTCTTGTAGTGCTTATACAAATTTTGCCGGTCTTTCACAATGGGTTAAATTCGGCTTGTCATTGGTTCCTATTGAAGCGCTGACTATTATCAGTTGTTTGCTTTCGCTTCATCTCGCGGGATGGTGTTATTCGGTTTTGGTTATGATCTTGAAGGTTAAAACTAAAACCGCCTCAACCGCTTTAACTTTACGCTAATGGACATTAGCGAATTTTCAGCCGGTAACTTCTTCGTTACTGGCGAATTGGGTTCAGGGAAATCGATGTGGGCTATTAAGCTTATTCGTGAATACTTGGCTGCCGGTCGTCCTGTGGCCACCAATCTCGATCTGTTTCTTGACAATATGATGTCGGAAAAAAGCAAGGCCACCGCGATCAGATTGCCTGATAAGCCGACCAGTGTTCATCTTGACCAGCTCGGGGACGCCTACCCGATGCTTGATGACAAGGGTAGGGAACAATATGATGAAAATCGCTTTGGCTTGATCGTCATGGACGAATGTTTGACTTGGCTAAATTCCCGATCTTGGCAGGATAAGGAACGAGCCGCTACGCTCAACTGGTTTTTGCACTCGCGTAAACATGGCTGGAATCTGGTTTTTTTGCTGCAATCCGCCGATTACTGCGATCCGCAAGCGCGTGAAACCTTGCTGACTTATCACGTCAGTTGCCGCAAGATGGGCAAGTACAAGGTTCCTTTTGTCGGTAAGTTGTTTAATTTGCGAATGCCTCGTTCAACCCTGGCCACTATAACCGCCGGTTATGGCTCCAATGCCATTGTTCATGATCGGGAGCCTTATATTGGCTCCGATCTTTATACCGCGTATCGAACGCGGCAAATATTTCAATCTGGTATCGAGTTGTTACAGGGCGATATGATCGATATGCGTGCGCCTTATACCATGTTGTCGGCTTGGCACTTAAAAGGCCGCTATGCGCAACCTGATCAAGTAAAAGCCCAATCTCTAAACAGTAAAGACATTTTGAATTTCATCACCTGGAAGCTGATAAGGCCGCTAGTTCTTGGGTTGTTCTATCCGTTCTATCCTGAACAAGTTCGTCGGTGTTTTAGATAAAAAAAAGTATATACTTCTATTGACAGATAGCATATAAAGGTATATACTTATATCAACTTTAACGAACAGGAGTTGATGAAATGAACCACCTTGAATTGCTCGACCGTCAAGCCGCTATGTTGTTTCGCCGTATATCTGGGTTTTACGGTGATAATATGTATTTTATGTCAATCACTCGTCGCGAACGTACCAAGCATTTGAAAGAACGTGCTTATTATCGTTGGTGCCGTCGTTCACAAGCCTTGAAAGGGGGTTAAATGGGACGTAAAGCCAAGCTAGATAAAAAGACTCAAATTAACTTGAAGCTTCCGCCTGGTTTGATTGCCTGGCTTGATCGCCAGCCCGTGAGCCGCGCCAAGTTGATTGAAACGGCATTAGTTGAATATTATCAAATCCCGGATTGGGCTTTAGTCCGTCGGGATTACCCGGTTATTTGTTTAACATGCCTGGATGAGTTCACCACATCCGGTAAAGATCGCATTTGTCCGGATTGCGTTTATTCCAGCGAACACGCCGACATTGCCGGTTAAGCTTTGCGGCGAATACTCGGAAGTCTGGTTTTCTGATTCGGTTCGGACTCCATCAAAAACGGGTAGGGTTTTCACCTATCAAAAACAACGTTTCAAATTGAGACTAGAGGAACCTTGCCGCCCTATCGTCAAAAAGCGGACCGTAGGGAAGCGGTTCCAATGCCAAAACCAAGCACACATCGTGTGCTTATCTTTAGCTGAGATGGGCACATGACGACTTTAAACAGACTTCGACCGTATCCATTCACACAACCCCATTCGATTATTGACGACCGCTTTTCAGTGTAGTGAAGCGGTACGCGAACGGCTCACGCCGACCTGTTCCAGACTTCGCATAATGGATGTGCGCCTTATGTAGAAAAGCCCCGGTGGATAATGAAATCCCGCCGGGGCTTTTTTGCATAGGGAGCATTATGCGATGTTTTTTAATTACTGTTTTGGTCAAACCCCCTGTTTGCAAACTACCCTTTTGGCTAGAAGGTTAGTTTTTGTTTTCTTTTTTTCCCATCGACACAATTACGAATTATTCTCAAATAGCCGCCGCTTTGAAAGGACAGGGTAAGTAGTACTGTCCTTTTGTACCATTTTTGGTATTTATTGTTCGGTTCTTTTTCTTTTTTCTTCTTTTTCTTTTGCAAGTTTTAACCAAATCATTTTTATCTCGTTGTTTTCGGCTTTAAGTGCATTCGATACCGCCATTATTTCTATGGGGTCTATTTTTAAAGCTTGCGCTAGTCTGATGGCGTTTTTTTCTGATATTCCGCCTCCTGATCTAATTTTTGTCCATCCTTGTGGCCCCATGCCTATATAAGCCATTGCTTTGTAATAGCTTTTAAGGTCGTATAACTTCCTCAATTCTTCTATGTAATCGGCGATTGTTTGCATTGTCATAGTGTAGCTCACTGAGTTAGTAGTTTTTATTTAACTCTTAGAGTTATTAATAACTTGACTAGTTTATATTTTTATCTAATATGTTAACTGACTGAGTTATTAAACATTGAGGGCAAACAATGAACACACCACTTCTTCTGATTAACCAAGCCGAAAGGCTTCTTTTAACCATCAGGCGTTTAGAACCGCCTTATGGTTCTAGGCTCTCTAAGCTTCAAGCGCGGGCATATGTGCGTTATGTGCGTCGATTTGTTACTGCCTATCATCCTGACGGCTTTGCCCCGTCCTCTAGCCAGCCGTCCGGTGTAGTGGGCTAGGGGACAAACATGATTCCTTTATTCTTCATTGTTTTTCTTTCGTCGTTTTTCTCAATGCTGGCTTATCAAGCTTACATTGAACGTGAACATGAGCATGATTTATGCGCCGCTTATCAAGCGGGCAGGGATTAGCAAATCGATGAATTATTCGGTGATTCGGAGCCGGTACAATGATTGATTGGTTCCGCGGCGAAATTCCTTTTCTCCATGACCGGCTTCCCGCCGGTCGTGTGATGTCGATCGAAGCCGATGGTTCTATTGCCTGGGATTGCGTTAAGGCGATTTCTTGCCGTTCGAGTCATGAAACTAACTTGATGGTTAAATCGGTCGGCTCGGCTGGTTATGGTATTGCTACGCATTTGATGATCGACGGCAATCTCGCCAAATTCCTGCAAGGTCATAACGTGTTTGGTTCGCGTGATCTCAATCAGCTTTTGCTTTTAGCCTTTCGTAAAATCTGCGAAATCCATGATGAACATTTGGCTGGCTGGTCCTCTCCTGCCATCACGGAAGTTAAGATTTTAAAGGGAGACTACAAAGTCAAAATGTTAGATATTAACCAGCTTTATGATGTCGGCAACGATCAATCGGTAGAAGCTTGGCTACACGCCGCCGAAATGCGCGCCCGTAGTCGTCACGGTCGCAGTTCTCGTGATAAAGGCACCGTTTACCTGGGCAAATCTTCACGCCGCTGGGCTTTCAAGTTTTACAATAAATTTCGTGAAATGCTCGCCAAGGGCAAAAGTCACGAATTGCCCGAAATCCTGCAAAATATCGGCCTTGAAGAATTTATTCAAGGCAAGCTTCGCGCTGAGTTCCGCATCTTTTCTAAAGAACTCGAAAAACACGGTATCACGCACGGATACCACATAAACCCTGAAATCATCAATCAACTATTCAATCAATATTTGGGGAAAATCGATATGTCCACTCAAGCCACGCTGATCGACGAACAGCTTTTAAAAATGCCTCGTGTTCTTCAAGGTTCCTACCAGCTATGGCGTCAAGGTGCTGACCTTCGCCAATTACTTGCTCATAACACTTTTTATCGTCAACGCCGCGCCCTGCTCGAATACGGTATCGACATTAATTGCAAAAACCTCGCGCCCGAACACAATAACGTTGTTCCTTTAATTCGCATTATCGAAGCTGTACCCGTGGCTAATCCGGCCTGGGCTTATGAACTCGGCCTGATAGCTGCTTAAGCCATGGCTAGAGACTTCCAGCAATTCAAGCATCAAACAAGAGAACAACTTCAAGCCATGCCGAAACCGTGGCTTGAACCTGTTCTTTTGCCGCCGCGTCCGCTTAATGTCGAGCGGTGCATGTCCAGGGTAACGACTTCGTTATTGTTCGATACGATGTCATTTTCCCAATATTGTCAGTCAATCAAATATCAAGGTAAGCAATCATGAGTTATGAAAAAGTAAAAATCGTCGGCGTTCGCGAAGTCGTTAAAAAAGAATCCGGTGAGGTTCACAAATTCCTCGAAGTCGAGGTATTGAGTTCGCAATCGATTTATATCGGGGCTTCGACTCAACATCATTTGCCGATTTATAAGAAGCTGGCCGGTAAGGAAGTCTTGATTCCGTGCTCCTGGGGCACTTACAACGGTCGTCCTTCCTTGAGTCTCACGGATGACGGCGCACCGATGCCGGTTCCGGTGTCTGCGCCGTCTCCTGTAGATCAACCTGTATTCGGCAAAGCCGCAAACGCTTAA